GGTATGCACGATCAGCTAAAACAACGATGGGAGCGTATCGGTTACAAGCCAAAAGAAATACAGTTAAAATTATTTTAAATTAAATTTCATTATACAAAAGTTAAATCGTAAATTTACACTATGGAAGCAAAAACATTAAGGTCCATTATTCAAGAAAAAGGAATAAAGCAAACATGGATTGCAGAAAAGATGGGCGTAACTAGAGCGCTCGTCAATCAATGGGTTAAGGGCACGACCATCGTACCTTTAAAACACGTTGATGAATTAAGGAGAATACTCCAATAAAATTTTTATGTACTAAAATTTAACAAAAGTTAATTTGGAAAAGCTTACATGGTTTAAATTTGTTATATCCGATTGGATGATGGGGAAAATACAAAAGTGTCCAGAGGTAACACAGGCCAGATTTCTTAGGCTTTGCTGCCTTTACTGGAACAAGGAATGTATGTTAACCGTAGAAGATGCTGAGATAGAAATTGATGAAGAACATTTACATATATTGATCGGTAAAAAGATAATGTTTATAGATAATGATGGATTTGTAAGGATAAAATTTCTTGATGAGCAAAATAGTGAGGTGCTGGATTTGTCGGAAAAAAGAAGATTAGCGGTCCAAGAAAGATGGAAAAAGCTAAAAGAAAAAAATACAATTGTATCAAAATCTAATACAATTGTAATACAAAGCGATACAGATAAGATAAGAGTAGATAAGAGTATATTAAATACTAATAGTATAGATGTACGAAAACTAAAGTTTTCTCAATCACTAATCCCTTTTATTGATACCTATGGAAAGGAAGGTATAAGAGAATTTTGCGATTACTGGACCGAACCCAATAAATCAAATACAAAGTTTAAACAGGAAACCGAAAAAACGTGGGATACTGAGCTAAGGTTGAAAAGATGGTTTAAGAACGATTTCAATAAACCTAAAAAATTAGATCAAAAAGCAGTTGACCAATCAAACAATAAAAACCTATTCAAATAATGGCAAAGAAAAGAATTTCGGATTATACCGAATCGGTAATGAAACATTATGAGACTGGAGTTTCTAGGGGTGTTGATACGGGATTTAAAACGCTTGATGAGCTTTTAAGTTTTAAGTTGGGATATAGCACTTATTATTTAGGTTTCGCAGGAGCAGGTAAAACAGAGTTTCATTTGGAAATGTTGTTTAATCAATCAGAAAGGTTTGGGTGGAAACATGGATTGTTAGAGGGAGAAATAGGTAATATGGAGGATGTAATAGGCGAGCTAGTATCAAAGTGTATCCGTAAACCCTTTTTTAAATCTAATCCCTACGCAGCTACCGAAAAAGAAGTTTACACCGCTATGAACTGGCTTGATACTCATTTCTATCTTATTGATGCAGATGAAACGGACCACTCGATCGAAAGTTTCTTTTCGTATTGGAAAAGCCTTGAGAAAGAATTGGGTATTAAATTGCAAACAACATCTGCAGATCCTTTCAATGATTTTGAAGAGGACCTAACAAAATACGGAGGGCGTGAAGATAAGTATTTGGCGTGGGCATTAAAAAAATACCGTCAAGAAGCAAAGGTTAATAATTGGCATAATAACATAGTTACTCACGCCAAGGACCTACCGCCAATTGTCCTAAAGGATATAACCGGCCAAGATGTTTATTGTACTGCAGTACCAACCTTAAACAGTTTTGCTGGAGGTGCGGTATGGGGCCGTAGGGCATTTAACGTTGTTGGTGTCTGGAGGCCAGAACATAATCGCATTAACGGTAAGGTTGAATTAACAATGAACCCTTCTACAGGCATTCCATTCCAGGAAAATGAGGTTATAATTAAAATACTAAAAGCAAAACCAAAGGGCACAGCTAAAAAAGGAGCAGTTTCATCATTCTTTGATTGGCAGAAGAATAGGTACTACGAAGAAATAAACGGCGAGAAGTTTTACGCCTTTGAACATTGTAAGGCACAAGAAATAATACCCTCAGCACTCACACCAAGCAAACACTTTAACGAACCAACAGAAAAAGATTTACCATTTTAAAAATAAAATTATGAAACTAGAATTAAACGAAGAACAGATTGAATTTTTTAACGAAAGGTTAAATAGCATTTCATTATTCTTAATGGCGCATCCAGATTGCGAGTATGGTTCAGAAATGGATGATAGATTAGATGATGTTGAAGAAATGATTTCATTTATAAGAGAATACGCAAAATGAAAGTAATTGAAAAACCAACTTACCAATGTGACTTCTGTAAAAAGAGAATGTTGGTCAAACATGCCATGATTAAACATGAGGAAAATTGTTATTCAAATCCAAAGAACCAATCAAAATGCAGCGGTTGCGTTCACCTTGAAGAAATAGAAATAACTTATACAAATATTTTTGACAGAGAGCAAAAATCTAAGGGTTTTAAATGTACGGCAAAGAATATTGAGTTATATCCTTTCAAATGTATTAAAAACGGAATGGTGGATAATTATCCAGAGCAGTTCCATGATAAGGAATTAATGCCAACTGAATGTATTTTATTTGAAGAAGATTTACCTTTTTAATTATGAGTTCAGAACTACAGAGAGGAGAGATAGTAAGAGTTGCTAGAATACCTCACAGATGCACGTCATGTGGAAATACAATATCAATAGGAAAATCTTATATTGATGGTTCAATTCGTGTTGGACAATATGACGATAAAGACCGTCAAATCGGAATACACTACTGGAAATACAAAGTTCACACATACGATTGTACAGCATTACCATTTTAATTATGGACTACAAAGCACTAGCAGAACAGTACAAAGCCGAAATAGATACCTTTCATCTGTTCTACGAGGATTTAAATAAATATGATTTGGCAATAAGCATTGGTAACGGTGTATTGGCCGATATGTATTCTGAGCTATTGAAAGCCAAAAAGCGCAATCCAGATAGCAAGAATGTTACAGACCAAGAGGAGCGCATCAAAATACTATTGGGTATATTTGAAGATATGTTGGGGCTTAACAACAAAGCTCAATCATTGAAATTAAGGTTTAGGCATTTGAACAATAGGTTGTCAAATGTAGAACAGGAGTTAAACGCAATGAAACAGGCTTATGAGCAATCTTAAGATGATTTCGGTAAATGGTATGTATTTGCACAATACGTTTCAACAGGACGGCTTAAAATGGCGTTTAATCGGGAGTACTGAGATAAAGAGTGAAGTCAATACATTTAGGCTTAACGCTGATCAGAAATTGGAACATATCCTGACCACAACACACGATGAGTTCAAGTCGGAAAAAGGCGAATATCAGACTGTTATAAGGCGAACTATCAAAGTTTGGGATGAACAGGGAAAAATAGAAGCGGTAAAAATTTAATCAACGAAAAGGCAAAACAGTTTTTAAAGTGAAATTATGAAATTACAAACAATAGAGGAACTTAATGAAGAAATTTACAGTTCAAATAGTAATGAGCTTAACGTTATTTTTAATGACGCATTAAATTTTGAAAGTGGTAATAATTGGGTTAGCGGTAATGTATTGGTAAACAATTTAAGTAGAAATGGTTATATTTTAGTTAAAGTAGAAGTAAAAATATGAAAAATAAAAAACTAACAAATAGAATGATTTGGCTCATAAAACAGCTCAAGTCTAATCAAGGCAATGGATATATATCCAATGAAGTGGGTAGTAGAAGTTCATTCGCTGCTTTAGTAAGAAGGGATATAATATTTTATAAGAACGGTTGGTATATTAATGAAGAAAAATTAAAAGAATATAAAATTTAATGATAACGATAACCAACGAAGACAACATTAACTTAATGGCCAGATATGCTGATAATCATTTTGATTTAGCTATTGTCGATCCGCCCTATAATTTACAAAGGTTTAGAAATGGTATTGGAAAAAATGATAGACACAAAGTTAAATCTAATGCTGATTTTAATAATGAAGCTCCAACAAATGAATATTGGGATGAGTTATTCAGAGTTAGCAAAAACCAGATAGTTTGGGGTGCTAATAATTTTGTTATGCCACCTAGTGAATATTTCTTGATTTGGAATAAAAAACAAACTGTTGATAATTTTGCATCTGCTGAATATGCATGGGTGAGTATGGGCTTAAAAAAGCCAGCAAAAGTATTTGATTATGGAATACACCTACACAACCATACAGATAAAATCCATCCAACACAAAAACCAGTTCCCTTGTATAAATTTATCTTAAAAACTTATGCAAATGAAGGGGATAAAATTTTAGATACACACTTAGGTAGTGGATCAATAGCAATAGCATGTATTGACTATAATTTTGATTTAACTGCTTGTGAAAAGTCTGAAAAACATTTTATTGATGCCCAATTATGGATTAAACAGCACCAATCTCAAACCAAACTATTCTAAAATGCACACCTACAAGATAAAGCGCCTAACAGTTACGGTCCGATCGTGGATTGAATATTTACAGTATAAAAAACAGAAACATGCAAAAGGAAGCAATTAATAAGATACTTGAAAACTCGGGACAATTTAAGTTCTTAGAAAAGAAAGTTGATAAGATGACAATAACCGCAGCGGAAACTTTTTTGATAATTGGAATAGATCCTGGCGTGAACACGGGATATGCCATTTTTAATCAATCGAATAATAAACTTTCAAATGTTTGCTCATTGCCAATACATCGTGTGTTCCTTGATGTTCTAATAAAGAAACCATTAATTAAATTGGTTAGGATTGAAGATGCAAGAAAAAGAAAGTTTTTTACTGGAGGTCGTGAAAAGTTACAGGGTGCCGGATCAATAAAACGTGACTGTAAAATATGGGAAGATTTTTTAACAGACCATAATATTCCTTTTGAATTGGTCGCTCCCAAAGATAACAAGACAAAATTAAAAGCAAACACTTTTAAAATATTAACCGGTTACGAATACTCAACTAATGAGCATGGCCGTGATGCTGCTATGTTGGTTTTTGGTTTAACAAGCAATAAACAATTTAAAAAATAGGTTATGAAGAAATCTGAACGCCAATTAATATTCCAAAAGTATAATGGTAAATGTGCCTATTGTGGGTGTGAACTTACAAAAGGTTGGCATGTTGACCATTTTGAACCTATTGTAAGGGATTGGATTAATGGTGGATGTGAAAGACCAGAAAATGAATGTATCGAAAACTACATGCCATCTTGCGCTTCCTGTAACATAATGAAATCATCAGAGCCATTAGAAGCGTTTAGAAATAAGATATTCAATTTCGTTAACTCATTAAACTTGTATAGCACTCAGTATAAATTTGCTAAACGTTATGGTCAAATCGAAGAGACCCTAAAGCCCATCGTATTCTATTTTGAAACGGTTTAACCTATCATCATTGTTACATTAAGCTAATGGATAAAATTGTAAGTTTGGGGATGATTAATGAAGTTATAGATTGGGAACACGTAATGAATTATATATTCTGTAATGATTACACTTGGACTCTGGAAAGCATACAACATCAATATGAGAAGTATAAAATAAATGAATACGTTAGTTATACTGCTAAAGACGTTATTAAAAATTCAATTATTCCACAATTTGAAGTAGAAAAGTTATGATTAAAGCAGAAGAGTTAAGGATTGGTAATTGGGTTATATATGCAAGTATGTGGCAGCAAGTTTACAGTATTGGTGAAACATCTATAAATATTGCTCAAGAACCATTAAAAATAAATATGATCAAGCCTATCCAATTGACTGAAGAAATACTTTTGAAGTGTAGGTTTGAGTATATGGAGGAAACTGGTAGTTATGCCGATGATAAACATTTAATACAACAATCTTCTGATAGATGGTTATTTATGCCTTATTGTACCAACGATGATGATTGCTATATTCAAATACAATTTTTACATCAACTACAGAACATTTATTATTTCAATTCTGTATTTACGGAACTTCAATTTAAACCTTGATAGATATGGAAAAGAGTTTTAATCATGATCATTTTTGGGTTCAAGACTGCATTCTTTATGAAAGCTACAAAACGATTAGAGGGTTAAGATTTAGAGCTATTTCAGAGGTTCTTTATCCAGATACGGAAGTATTAACTGATGATCAATTAGAAAGCATACTTAACATTAAATCAAACTAACATGATAACAGAGAAAAATTCAGTTAAAAATAAAAGAGAGTTTGAAAAGCAGGGAATTACTTCTAATGAATATGCTAGAGTTCATTACCACATAAACAAGAATAACAAAAAAACTGGGAATTGTCTCCATTGTAAAAATGTAAAAATTACCGAGTGGGCTTTGATTAAAGGTATGAAATACACTACGGAAATATCTAATTATATGGAGCTTTGCGTATCGTGTCACAGAAAATACGACACTTCAGATTACCAAAGAAAAACAATGTCTAAAAATTCAAAGGATTATCATAAAGCTAACCCCTTAGTGGTATCAAAAAGACAGACAGGGAAGTTTGGGTCTCTACATCAAACCTCAAAGAAAATTATCCAATTAGATATGAACAGTAACATTGTTAAGCATTGGGGGAGCACTTCTGAGGCATCACGTTTTTTGGGTATTTCAGCTAGTGGTATTGCTAATTGTTTAACTAAAATATCAAATAGCTCAGCTGGATATAAATGGATTTACGAAAAATAATTATGAAAGATTTAACAGAGAAAGAAATTAAGGAAATGGCTAGGCAACATGAACATGATCCATCAATTCAGTTGGGATTTTTAATAGGCTTCCAAAAATGCCAGGAACTAAACGAGCCTAAACCTAAGGGTTCTGCTAAAAAGGTATTTGATGAGTTTTGGGAATATGCTAAAAAGGATACGTGTAGTAGAAAAGAACTTGCATCACTATCTTTTGACGCGGGCCACAGTTTACGCCACAAGGAGGAAGAAAACGAAAAAGAATATGACAAGGCTTTTTGGTGGTATAACTTATCACTAACCAAAAAGAAAAAACTTTTTGATAAACATTTCCTTGATGAGAATTTTGATATGAATAAAATTCATAAAGAAACAATCTCCATTCTATATTGCATTAATCATAATTTATATGAAGATGAAAATTAACACATGGTCATTACCAACACCTCCTAGCAATGGTTAGGGTGGAGTTTGTAAGGCCGTTATTTAGACCGTTCATTCATCCTTGAACAGTTGGGGATATCTAAAGAACAGGATGAGCTAAACCAAAAGGAATACTTAAAACCAGATACTTCAAAAGGTAATTTAATAAAAAGAGGTTAATAATGAGCAGTAGACACCATATAAAAAGAGTTCCTAAACACGAACTTAATCTTAGGAAACAAATTAAAATAATAAAAGATTTTCAGGAACAGACCAAGTGTAATGATATTTTATTAGAAAGAAGGTTTAATGGTTATCATTACAGATATGCATTAAGGAAATTTTTTGAGCAAAGAGACAATTAGGTTTTTAAAAAATAATTCGTAGATTTGGGTTTAAAACAGAGAGGTAACAGTGAACGACGAAAACTTAAAACCATTTGTTAAAGGTCAATCCGGAAACCCTAATGGAAGACCTCCAGGAGTTAGCAGATCCACAATAGCAAAACGTGTTCTTGAAATGCAAATGTCTTTGCCAGAGGATGTTTACGAAAAAATAAAGACTATTTATCCAGAGATTAAACAAAAAATGTCTGCTGAAGAAATTGCAACAATCGTTCAGATTATCAATGCTATTTCAAAAGGGGATACCAATGCTTATAAAGCAATAATGGATAGTGCTTATGGCGCACCTAAACAGGAAATAGAGGGAAGTTTTGAAAACAATACGCCTATTCAGGTTAATATCGTAAGGCCAAAAGAAGTCGATGAATAATGGATGCAACCATTGTTTATGAGCAGATTTGGGATGCTATCCATGAGTTTAATGAAGATGGATCGAGAAAATGGCGATATCTTGTTTTAGAAGGTAGCAGCAGGTCAAGTAAAACCCGTTCTTTAATCCAGGCTTTTTATCTTTACTGCAAGAGTAATAGAAAAAAACGCTGCTCAGTTTGGCGTGACACAGCTAAAGATTGCAGAGATACAGTTGGTAATGATATGGAAAAAATCTATCCAGATATGGAAGGATATTCTTCTGTAAAATACCATTCAACAAAATCAATTTATAGGTTTCATACGAAAAGCAATATTGAGATTTGCGGTACTGATGATGCTTTAAAAGTTCATGGTTATCAAGGCGATGTTGCATGGTTCAATGAGCCTTATAAAATCAGCCGTGATACTTTTGATCAGATTGATATGAGGTGTGAAGATTTCGTTGTATTAGATTGGAATCCAAAACAAGCTCACTTTATAGATGATATTAAAAAAGATCCACGATGCTTAGTTTTAAAATCAACCTTTAAAGATAATCCATTTTGCCCTCAAGAGCAAAAAATAAAGATACTAGGATATCAGCCGGTTATTCATTCTGACATTGTAGAGAATAAATTATTGACCGAAAGCGAAGCGAGACAGTACGACCTTATCGAAAACCCTTTAAACTTTACCGAAAGACAGATAAAAGAATTAGCAAGATGTAGGGCAAACGAAGCCAAAAGATCAGCTAATAGCTTTAATTGGCAGGTTTACGGCTTGGGTTTAAAAGCTGAAAAACCAAACCGAATATTTAGATTTAAAGAAATTGATTTGGAGAGATACCTTGAAATTAAAGGCCATGTACATTATGGTGTAGATTGGGGTGCTGTTGATCCATGGGGTATTCTGGAAAGCAAATACTATGACGGTGCTTTATATTTTAGGCAACTAAATTACCTTTCTGAAAACCAATGGAGGGATAAGCTTTCTTCAACCGAACAATCCATGATTGAAGCTGATGACGCTGGTAAGTTTGCAACTGAAAAAACTGGTATTGTAAAATATGTTTTCTCAAAATTCAATATTCCTTTTGATGCACCTATTGATTGCGATTATAATAGAACAACTAAGATTTTAGCTTTACGTGATTTGGGATGGGAGTATGCAGTAAGCGCATTAAAACCTGCTGGATCAATTATGGATGGTATTGATATCCTAAACGATATGGAGGTTTATTATACATCTGATAGCGTTGATTTAAAATATGAGCAAGAAAACTACTCAAGAAAGGTTGATCGCTCTGGTACTGTCCTGGATGAGCCAGAAGAAGATAATAACCACCTTTTAGATCCAGCAAGGTATATTGCTTTAAGATTAAGAGCAGAAGGCATAATAAAATCGTAAATATTATCAAATTTGTTACAATCAAAAATATATTGTTATCTTTAACCCCAATGAACTGGAAATCTTTAGTAGGTAACTTCTTTGGTACTAACAAATTCTTTTTTAAGGGTGAGGTTATAGACGGATTAATCCAGTTCAATAATTATGCTGCAACCAAAGAAAAGCTAGAAATAATCCTTAAGAACTTTGCATTACTTAGGGTTTTCTCTTTGCAATGTGATTTATTCTCAATGGCTAAATTCTACGTTGTAGATGTCGCTACTGGAGAATACATTTTAGATGATCCTTTCCTAAAATTTATCAAACAACCTAATCCATTTGAAACCCAATCCGATTGGATGTGGAGTTTTATGTTTAACCATATGATGGGCAATGGTAATGTTTGGGGAACTTCTAAAGTTATCGAAAACCCATTATTGCGGATGTATGTTTTGGATAACTGGAAAGTCGAAATTGACAGTTCTATTGATGATTTCGATAAGTTATTGGAAAGTGTTGCAGAGGTAAAAAACATTTTTGATAAAAGAATAACCTATCATTATAATGACGGGACTGTTAAGTCATTAAGAATTGGCGATGTTATTTCGGTAAAGGATCTTAACGTAGGTAATTCATGGTTTGGTTATGTTTCCCGTATCGATGCGCTTTACAAGGTCGTTTCAAATATTGAGGAAGCTTTGAACAGCGAGAATATAAATATTCGTTATGCAGGTAAGTTTGTTGTATCTGGTCAGGCTAAGTTTGAAGATACTACAAAAACGCCTATGCTCAACTCTGAAAAAGAGGATATCGAGAATAAAACTAATAACAATCAGCCGGTTCATGCGATGAAGTCGGCAATTGATATCAAAAGGTTTATTGATAGCGTTAAGGGTATTGGTCTTAGTGAAATTGAAAGTGTACAATTCAGTCGTATCGGCACTGTATTCGGTATTCCAGAAGAAATATTGAAAGCGTTTGCAGAAAAAGGATCTACATTTGAAAACCAGGAGAAAGCAAAAGGGGGTTATGTTGATTATGTTCTGGAGCCAAAGGGCGAAAAGCTATGTACAGGGCTGAACAACTATTTTGATTATAATAATAAGGGCAAAAAAATTATCCTTTCATGGGATCACCTTGCATTTATGCAGGTATTTGAAAAGGAAAAAGCAGAGATAAGCGATAAAAAAGCTTTGACAATGGAAAGGCTTTTAAAATTAAATGTACCTTTGGATGAAATAAACAGATTTTTAGATACTGATTTTACAGCAGCGAACTATGTGCAACCAACAAAAACAGTCGGAGCAACAGCTTAAACAGGCCAAGGTATCGACAAAAGACAAGAAAGCTAAAGAAGCTATCGAAAAAAAATTAGAGGACTTAGGCAAAGAAATTAAAAAATGATTTTAAAATCTATTTTAGGGGAACAGAAAGAGTTTGCTTCAAAAGAGCTGATGATTTCCTATATTAAGGAAAACTTAGACCAGATCATTGATTTCAAAAAATCTATCGAGCAAAAGTCTGTTGATAAGGGTTTGGCAGTTTCTTGCAAGACCTTAAATAAAATAAGGATGGAAGTAGCTGATAAAGCCGTTTCTGTCGATAAAGACTATTATTATATTGCCGTAAATACCACAAGAATATTAGATAGCCATGATGATTTGCATATCAATGGTATCTGGAACAAATCAGTTTCAGATCAACAGGGCAAAAACTATTTGGTTGATACCCATAGCCTAACAATCAGAGATACTATCGTAAGAAAAGAGCATATCGAAATGTTCGTAGCTAAAGTTACATTCGCTTCTTTGGGAATGCCATACGCTGGAAGCACACAGGTTTTGGTGTATAAGTTCAGAAAAGACAAGGTAATGAGCAAAGAGGCCAAAGAATGGCTAGAAAGCGGAGATGCAATACAGGCAAGCGTAAGGATGATGTACATATCAATTGATTTTGCACTTGACAGTAATGCTCCAGAAGATAAAAAAGCAAAAGATAATTATGATGCCTACAAAAATGAAATCGCAAATGCATCTGATTTTGAATATATTCCTTATTTCTTCATTATCAAAGAAGCTAAAAATTCAAGAGAAAGCAGTTTAGTTCCTTTTGGTAGTAATCCAATTACAGGAAACATAATTAAAAATATTGAGCCGTCAGCAGACACTCATGATAAAGTTGAGCCGTTGAAAAACACTCATAGCAAACAATTAAAAGAAATGTCTAACAAGTTAAAAAACTTAAAATGGTAAAAAGATTTATTTATCGTACTGCTGATGCTAATGGTGGCGGTGGTTCGAACGAAGAAGATGCTTTCAAAACCCTATCCGATAACGTAGATGTTATTGTTGAGAAGTTGGGCGAAGCAGCAAAACAGGAAGAGGTAACGGCATTAAAAGCTGATATTGAATCCCTAAAATCAGAGCTTTCTACAATGAAGGCATCTGATGTTGATGCTAAGTTAAAAGCGATCAACGAAAAGAATGAAGCATTGTTCAACCAATTGGTAGAGCTACAGGTTAAAGCAGCTGATGAAGCAGATAAAGCGAATCCAAAAGTAATCGGCGCTAGGCCGATGTACAAAATGGAGGATGTTAAAAATTTCACCGAAAAATCTTTGAAAAACAAAAGGGAAAACAACTTTTTGGAAATCGAAGAGGTAAAAGCGGCTGAAACATTTGGTATTCCACAAACTTTTGTAACAGGCGAGGGTGCTGATACTGCTGTTATGGCTTCTGGCTACATGCTTCTTCCAGGATTAATGGCTGCAAGGAGAAAAACCAATATCATGTTGGATTACTTCCCTATCAGAACTATCAACGTTCCATACCTTATCTATTTAGAAAAGGTTGAAATTGGCGATACAAATCCAACAAGTGGCGATCCGGGTGGTGCGGCATGGATTGAAAGCGGACAGGCTAAACCTAAGCGTTCATTCAGAATTAAAGCCGTTCGTGCTGATGCGAAGAAATTAGCTATTTTCGGTACCATCGAAGATTGTTTGCTTCAGGACATCCCTTCATTTGATAATTGGATCAAAACAGATTTCAAAGAGCAATTGGATGAAGTAGCTAATACTGGTTTATTACGTGGTAATCCTGCTGTAAACGCATTAGAGCCTTATGGTATCATTACAAACGCTTCGCAGTACGTTGTTACACCTGCTTTTGATGAAAAAGTAATTGCCGCAACATATATTGATGATATTATCGCTGCTGCTGCTTCAATGGTCACTACAAGCAAGTATATCGCTGGAATGGCGTTTGTTGCGTGGGATGTTTGGTATGCGATTATTTCGCTTAAATCAACAGATGAAAGATACATGAATAACTCTTTGGTTTACGTTTCAAATAACGCTGAACTTTGGATTGCAGGTGTTCATGTTATCGGTGTTGATGCTGATGATATTCCTTCTACACACCTTTTATTGGTGGCTGCCGATACTGGATTTAAAATGTTCAGATATGGTAACGCTGGTATTGAAACTGGTTTGAACGGTGAAGATTTCCGTGAAGATAAAACTTCTTACAGAGGTTGGAGACGTTATCTTACCTATTTCCCAAGCGATACAAGAGGATCTGTTATCTATGATACATGGACTAACATTGAGACCTTGATCGAAGTTCCAGTTATTTAATCATTTATCTTAAAATTAAATAAAGATGTCAGATATCAAACAGGCGTTAAGCCAAGACTCAGTTTTGCCAAAGGGTAGAATTGAGGATGCAAGAAACGTTGAGTTCTTGCAGGACTTCAAGAAGTTCAAAAAAGGGGAAAAAACAATCATGCACTTTAGCGGTGCTGATAAATTAGCTAAAAACTATCCGAAACATGTAAAGGTTACTGATTTGGATGAAAAAGCTGAAATGAAAAAAGCTAAAGAAGTTGCGGGGGTTACTGAATAATGAAAAGGCTAGTTTTAATTCTTGCATTGGTTCTCGGTATGACTGCCTTTACAAAAGCTCAGGATTTTCAGGGCCAGATCGGAACGGTTAACAAGGTAATGGCGAATGCTGCTGCCGATACGATTAACGTAACAATACCAAAAAGCAGAAGCGCAATTACTTTCCATTACCAGATCACTAAAAATAGTGGCACTGTAGCAGGAACAATTGTACTTCAGAGCAAACTTACTGGATTGTCTGGTGAAGTTTGGCACACATTGAACAGTTACACTATTACAGATGCAACTGCTGAAAATTGGCTAAACTTTACAAGTAATCAGGGTTACAATTATCGCGTCATTACAACTACTACCGGAACGCAGAATAGTACCCACAATAAGTACTTATTATACCGTCAATAAAATAAAAAGTTATGTCTATTGTAATACCTAGTGATTTCAAGGGAGAGAATACGATTGCACAAGTTCCTGCAAATGTTGGCGGAGTATCGACTACTGTCCAAGATTTCATCAATAAGTACGAGAAGAAATTTCTTTTGGAATTGCTGGGTGCTACATTGTATGCAGAGTTTATTGCTGGTTTGGCTTTGCCTGATATCGATCCGCTAAAAGCGAAATGGGTTGCCCTTCGTGACGAAACAGACCTAAAGCCGATGATAATTGATTACGTATATTATTACTACATGCTTAATCAGGCAACATCTACGGCAGGAATAGGCGAAGTAAAGGGAAAGACAGACAATGCAACTCCAGTAAACAATATGGCAAAAATGGTTAGAAGTTGGAACGAAATGGTTGGAATGGCTAGGCTGTTTGACCTTTCAACAACAGACTATCCAGATTGGAACAGGGTTTATTGGCGTCATTGGTGGTTCGGATGCGGTTGGCATATTTCAGAAATCTATCAGTTCAAGAATACTTTAGATTTTTAGTTATGACCTCACCAAATCCGATATACATTCAGGACATATTTGCAGAGATCGTTGCCAAGGTAAGCGCAGAAATGCTACCTACTTTACAGGCTTTGAATGCGGAGAAAGGCTATGAATTAACGGGTGTTCACTATCAGTACGGTACAGGTTACGAGATAATCGAAACATTGAACCAAATGAGCTTGAACGATACCAACGTTAACAAATACCCTTTAATCTGTCTGTTTCTTGATGTAAAAGAAGAATTTGGAACTGCTCCAGGTATCTACAGTAACATTCCGGAATTGAGGATTGCTATCTGTAACAGTACCGATAGTAATTTCAAGGCTTACCAAAGGGATGAGCTCAATTTCAAGCCGATATTGACACCGATTTATCAAAGTTTGCTTAGACAGATTTCGCTAACAAAGAATACTTTTGTCGGTGTTGGTAACCCTGAAAATTTAAGGCACGATGCTAAACGGAACTATTTTTGGGGACGTGAAGGCGTTTACGGTAAAGAAGGTGCGGTTTTCAATGATAAACTTGATGCAATAGAGATAACTTTCAGAAATTTAAAAATTAATTCATCATACTGCCCGCCTAGTGTTGTGGTAGTTTAAAAAATTATTAACATGAGCATTTTAAATACAACAATTTGCGATAATAATGGGGCAAACACAGGTTTTGGAGATTGCGCCATTGATCCAAAATTGCCACAGTTTATTATCCGTGTGCCAAAATCATTCGAGCTTACAGAGGCTAATATGGTAGATAGCGCAACGGTAATGGCAAAACTTGATGCAGCAACCAAAGCTGACCTTTTTGCTGATCGTATCTTTCCTTACCCTCAACAGGTTTTGGTTACTGATAACTCAACAGATACGACTTATCAAACATTGGGCGCAGGGTTTAACGTTCCAGTTAACGAGGGAATGTACGATTGGACCTTACAGTTTATCAAAGGCGGTAAATGCCTTAATGATAAGCTAAGAGCGTTCAACAAAAGCGACAACGACTACTTCTTTGTTGTTGACGCAGATGGTCGTTTGTTCGGTCGTAAAGTTGGTACATCGTTAAAAGGTATTCCGGCAAACTACATCTTCACTGATAAGCTTAAAATTGCAACTGATGCAACGATTACTGTTTATGCTTACCGTGTGAATTTCTTGCCAAACTATTTCAACGAAAATGGGGGCTCAATTCCATTGGACTTGGGAGAATTGCAAGAGTTATCGGGATTAAACAATATCATCCCATCATTGGTTGCGCCACGTGCTACAACTACTTTTGGATTTAGAGCAACAACAGGTTGCGGAGGCATCAATCTTTACGATCAGTATTCAACACAGTTGGCTGATCCTGCTTTGTATGAGTTTATCCGTAGCGGTACTTCAATTGTTATCAGTTCGGTTACTGCAGTACCATCAACGAAGTCGTTTACCGTTGTTTTGGCGTCATCTGGAGCAGGCACATTTGGGGGTAGCACGGTAACATTACTTGATGCTGCTGGAGTTGTTGGTTTTGAAATCCAAGATATCTACGTTGCCTAATGAGCGTAGTAATCGGAAAGAACAGCTTTAACAAGGTTTGGGCTGTAGAAGTCGGAAAGGAAAATTTTGTTGAGCATTATTCTAAAGTGCCTGGTTTTGAAAACATAAATCTGTCAAAAGAGTTCGATAATATTTCACCACCGATTAAGGTAGATTCAAAAAAGAAGAAATAGAATTTAAATCCCGTTAGAAATAGCGGGATTTATTGTTTATAGATAGTCAGAAAATGAAACGAAATAACTATTGCCTTTAATCATCGGTATAATATCTTTATCATCTTTGGGAAAGAATAACCATGATGCCTGTAAATCATTTGAATAACCTAACCAAATGTTAGCACAATCTTCAATTGTACATAACAAATCTTCTTCAATTAACAATTGCTTTTGTAATCTCATTAAATCCAACAAGTCTGATTTAACGTAAATATCACCGTCTATTTCGGTTTGTAGAAAAATATCCAACTTTATCATTTGGTTTTCCTAAAATACATGTGCCAACAATCAAGGTAAACCGTATAGCTACCATAGTTCTTTTTGATCAACCTAAAGTCGTTCAAAGTTTGTTTTCTTGATGTAATCATAATCGGTTAATATCTAAGTTTAAATGCTTGAAGTTGGAAAGTACAATATCTCCATAAGCAATCCACGTATTATGAAAAACATTCATTCCACATATATGGGTTAAATCTGTAATCTCATTATCAGATAACCATTGAGTATGAAAATGAATTTTAGTAGGTTCTTCTTTCTTTTCTTCAATATACTTTGCTCTAGCTTGCATAACAAATTGAGTTAGTACATCAAGAAACTGCTCTTTTGATACCGTAAATTTACTTTCTTTTATTTGATTAATGGCAGCTACTATAGCATCCCAATTTGAAGGTTGATTACTCATAAGTCAAATTTATTACCATGTTCTTTAATATACAATTGGGCAATCAATATATTTTGAGCTTGATGTATGGCTTTACAAAACTCATCATTATCGCAAACGTGTTTTTCGTTAACAGGTATCTTTTGGAACAAATTCCATGCTTCAGCTAATTTATGTAGCGCTTCTTTTTGCTTGCTCATAAATCAGTTGGTTTAACGTGTTCTATTGATTGGATGTTACCATTATGAATAAAAATCCCATCGGATGTTTCATCCATCATAATTGAAGTCCATCTATCATTGATGTAGTCAATATCTAAAGGAAAACAAAACATACATTCAAATTCAATATCTGAATATTTTATATATGTTGGCTTGTTGAAATTAACTCTAATCATACCTCCAAATATTCAAAACTGCCAATCAATTTATCGGCATGCTGTTTGAAACTAAACTTAGACCATTTAAGGATTAAAACGCCATCAAGCCACATTTCATTCATATCATCGAAATGTTCTTTGTTTATAACCAATACGCGATTATAATCCAAAAACTCAAAGCCGTTTTTCTCTAAACAATTCTTTAGCTTTATTTCAAGTTGCGTGTTGATATCCTCAGCAAAGTCGGATGCTAGTTGTTGCATGGTGTTAATCATCTTAATATCTCAGTTAAACGTTTAGCGAATACATAACTCATGCCATCAATCTTACAGGTTTTAGTATTATCATTAGCCTTCATGTATTCAACTGATATAGAAAGCAATCTTGAATAACAATGCACAGAGCAACAATGAAAGGTTTCGATACTTTCAAAGCTATCATTCCCCCAATCTTCATGTCCATGAGTAAACGAATGCCATGAGGTAGGCAATGTATTGCCAAAATGTTTTGTCTTGCAACAATCACATTCTATTGATACCGTAACTTCTTTACTTACTTCAACTAATTTAGTTTCCTTAACTTCCATATCTCAAAAATAACTTTTAACTCCATAACTTTTTGTATTATCTTTGATACAATGGGTTTGACTGATATGTATTTGGCTTTTAAATCCCTCGATATGGAGGGCGCAACGGTTTCGGCTATTGACCAGACACGAAGCCAAGCGGTTCAACTGAATAAGGAACAGCTATATTTTGAGGGAATTAAATCAGACGGTAGCGATTTGAGAGAATATTCGTCACGTAGTTATGCGCTGTACAAAGCATCGTTAAATCCATTTGTAGGCTACGGCCGTGCTGATTTCTTTGTGACCGGTTCATTTCAAGGTCACATGTTTGCCAGGTTGGAAGGTAATATTTTAGAATTTGGATCAACTGATTCTAAAACATCAAAGTTGGAAGCTAGGGACGGCAAGAACATATTCGGATTAACAGAAAACAATAAATACAACTACGCTACCGAAGCAGTAAGACCAAAAGTTGTTGAATATCTCGAGCAGAAAACGGGACTTAAGGCCACATAAAAAAGCCAACCACAAATTAATGCAATTGGCTAATATCAAGCCGTAATTTTCAGTTCGCTATGGTTTTCAATCATTTAGCACTTGACATCTTTCTTCAAAGTAGGCAGCACAATCTTTCAGGTGCCGACCTACCAAATAATGTTATGATTGTATTTGTTTTTTAACATCATTCCAAAACTGAATATCTTTTGATACTTCATGTTCTTCATTGATTGTTAATTCCAAATGATCAGTTGTAATTTTTATAGCTTCAATAATACTATTGACAGTAACCAAAGACGCCTCAATTGCAGACTCATTCTCATCGCATCTTTGAGCTTCTAAATGCGCTTCAAAAATATGCTTAGCTTTTTCTTGTGAAGTCATAATATTAAATTTTATCAATTAATTCCTGCAATCTTTTTTCTGACATTTTGATTAGGTTAATGTAAATCCACCCAAAGTAAAACCGTTCTTTTGCTGATAGGTTTTCGTATTTACCTCTTAAGTCCCAATTAATTTTGCTGATTTCTCCGATCGATAGTTTTTTGAGATAAAACAAAATTCTTAACCAGTGGAACAGAATGTAAATAACAAATGAAAGTATTACTAATACTATTCCAGATAAAATATATATCATAATCTAATTTTAAAAGAAAGTGTCGGATCATAGGTACTATTTCAACACGTCCCCGACACTTATCTAAATTAACGCTCTGAACAAATATACAACTACATTTGAAAAATTGTATATTTACCGATGTAACATTTTCGCTATGATTGATAAAAGCAGATACACCCATTACGCCACATTTTATGGTGTACCTTGTTATTGGAATGAAAATACGCAAGAATTAGATGGTAGAAATATGATTTGTGAATTATTGTTGTCTGCTATGGTATGGATTGAATCTAATTTTCCATCAAACGAATATGGTTTCCCAATTAAAATTACAGGCGAAATATGAATATCCTTTACCGTAAAACATACGCAAACTGTTCTGAACTACCATTGCTAAACTTCATCAAGTGCTTGACTAAAGATGATTTGAACCAATTGCTTTCAGATAAAGATGGATGGCGATTAAAACCCGATTTGCAGGCGGTTTGGGATGATATATTCATGGAGTACACCGAATTAAGCCAAGACCAACAGGGGACGCATATTTTCGAACTGATCAAAGAAATACAGGTCTTAAGGAATAAAATTAACCTAATTCAAGAATGTATCAACCTATTGAGCAGGGTTGAAGATGTTACTCCATTTAAGATTACCATAGACACGTTAAAAAAGTTGGCTGGTGTATTTCTACCGTTTACCAATGAAACTATTGCTCAAGACTTGGTAACCACGGCCAACAAAGCGAAGTCGTACGTTATCCAATATGAAACCGTTTTGCAGGAATACCAATCGATTGCCAAGGTCGAACAGGCAAAGGCAACCGAAATGGATTATATGGAAGAACTCGCAATAATGCGGGAACATTTCCAGTTTGACAGCCGTAAAATATCCACCATGGAGTATATTGCACTAAAGAAAACCCTTAAACAAAAAGTATAATGGCAGGAGTTGACGTTAAAGAGATTGTTTCCAAAGTCGGGATCGATAGCGTAATCAAAACACGTGAAGAGCTTGAAAAGGCTTATTTGGTTTTGCAGGATAACATCGTAGGTTATAAAGCCTTAAATGATGTAATGGCCAAGTCAAAAGGCATGGGAGATTTTTCCAAAAGTGCCGATGCTGCTGCTATTGCCCAAGAAAAATTGAAGCAGTCCCTTTTGCGTACCCAACAGATTGAGGAAAAAATAGAAGCACAAAGGGTAAAGGATGCCAATGCTGAAACTGCAAGACAGGCAAAAAAAGATGCTATTGAAGCGCAACAGATTGCTAAAGACAATGCCAAGATTGCCCGTATCAAACAGATTGAATCGGTTGAGGTAGCTAGAGCGCAGAAAGAAGCAGAAATATCAGCCCAAGAATTAGCCAACAGCACACAGATTACAGGGGCACAGGCAAATGAAGCTACCGCAAGAGGCAGAACTAATGTTGTTACCGAACAAACGACAAAGGCAAAAAAGCTATCAAACCTAGAGCAGGAAAAAGCCAATCAGTTAGCTAAGATTGATCGATTAAACCTAGTTGCCCAAGCCAAAGAGGGAAATGCGGTTAAAGGAAGTTTGGAACAGCGTCAATTGGCTTTAGCTAGGTTGCAAAAAACTTATTCACTTTTAACGGTAGAAGAAAGAGCAAGTCCATTCGGTCAAAGGTTAAGTAAAACAATTCCTCAGTTAAATGATCAGGTTTTAACACTTGAAAAGAATTTAGGAAAATCACAAAGAAATGTTGGTAACTACGGAAATGCCTTTACAAGGGCTTTTAGTGGTTTAAGAACGCTTGCAATGATCTTGCCTGGAATTGGTATTGCTGGTTTGTTTGGTGTCGCTTACGAAGGTATTGCCAAATTAGTAGAAGGTTTAGATCTATTCAGCAAAAAAACAAATCAGGCACAGGCAACGCAAGAAAATCTAAATAAATCATTAGAGGGCGGTGCTTATGCCGATGCCGTTAAAAACGTAAACGAACTACGCATAAATATTGACCTAGCTAGAAAAGGATTTATAGATAAAGAAGTTGTGCTTAAGCAGTATAACGAAACCATAGGACAAACAACCGGCAAAGTTAAATCATTGGATGCAGCCGAAATCGCACTGAATAAGAATGCAGATGCCTATATACAATTTACGTTACTAAAGGCTGCTGCTCAATTATCACTAAGTAACGCAGCACAGGAAGCTGTAAAAGCAGCGCAACAGGCGCAGGAAGATGAACAGCGTTTAATTAGGCAACAAACCGACTTTGTAATAAAAGGAGATAAAGAGGGCGAAGCTGTAAGAAAGATTTTAACCAAAGATTTAAAGCGTGAAAATGAGCAGAGAATTAAAGATGGTCAACAGTCGCAAGAAAAGCAGTTGGCTATTGCCCGTAAATTCCAACAACAGGCTGCTGATATAGCTAAAAAGTATGGGTTTAATGGGTTGGTGGATGTTAAGGAAGAAAAAAAGAAAAAAGGTGTTGATCCCGCAATTCAGGCGCGTAAAGATGCTGCTGCTCTGATACAAATTCAGATTGATGCCAATAAGGATATCCAAAAGGTTTACGAGGATCAGTTTAAAAATGAGAATTTCAGCCAACAAACAAGGCTAGATGCACTTAGAAACTTTACCAATGTATCAAATGAGATTGCAAGACTAGAGCAACAAAAGGAAATTAAGGGCAAAAAATTAACTGCTGATGAGAAACTAAAGGTAGATGCCGATTACAATAATAAAAAAGATACGGCCAACAAAAAATCAAGCGAAGAAACTATAAAAATACTTCTTTTCGAAGCTAGTGAATCTGAGCGAATCCGTTTAATTCAGGGTCAACAGACTTTAAATGTTATCGAAAAACAGCGTAATGAAGAGATAACAGCTTTAATCAATAACTATCAGAAAAAAGGCGATTACTCTGAAAAGGCACAGGAAGCATTAGATTTAGCCAGACTTGAAATTACCCGTAAATACAATCTTAAAGAATTAGATGAGCAGATTAAACAGGCTCAAAAGCTTATTGAGGTAAGAAAGGCGCAAGGTGCAGATGTTACTAAAGAGCAAGCTGATTTGTCAGCACTGATTTTAAAGGCAAAAGATACTGAACTACAGGGCATCGATGCGAGCAATAAAAAACGTTTAGAAGCCGAAAAACAGAATGCAGAAGCCATTAAAGAGGTTGCTTTGGGAGTATTCGATTTTACACGTGGATTAACGTCACAGATTTTCGATACAAATATTGCCAACCTCGAAAAAGAAAAGGAAGCTAGGCAATCTGCAACTGACTTACAGCTAGAGAATGTTGCGGAAAGCATGTTGTCCGAAAAAGAAAAAGCGGATCAGACCGCTATTATTCAGGCACAGGGCGAACAGGCTCAATTGGCTATTGATGCCCGTATCCGTGAACAGAAACGCAAACAAGCGGTTGCGGATAAAGTATTCGCATTGGGCCAGATTGCAATTAATACTGCCGTTGCTATCAGTAAGGCATTGGCTCAAACAGGAGTATTGGGGGCTTTTGTAATCCCAGGAATCATTGCTTTGGGTGCAATTCAGGCAGCTACCGTTTTAGCTCAACCAATACCTAAATTTGCGAAAGGCGGTACGATGGCTAAAGATGGTTATGCGGAATATGGTCACGGACAGGAATTAAGGATTGATCCTGATGGCAGAACATCATTAACAAAAGATAATCCAGAGATTGGATTTGTTAGGAAGGGTACAAAGTTTATATCTGCTCCAGAAACAAAACGATTATTGGCTAAACCAGATAGGCACGATGTTGCTGGTAACAGTTGGGATTTGCAAGGTTTACGTGATGATATTAGAAATAGCTCAAAACAACAAGTAAAGGCTGTTCAAAAAATTAAAATGCAGTCAACAATAGTTACCGAAAGAGGATTTAGGTCTACAACCGCAAGAATGAGTAAAATAAACAATTATACAGACAGACTATTTAAAAGGAACTAATGAATTTAATGGGCAATAAGTTTCGGTATTACCTAACACTCGACAATGTACGGACAGAACTTGTATTTGCTCCAGTTGGATGGGATAAGGAAACTATAGGAAAGTTCCAAAGGGATATGGCCTATTTCGGGATTATCAGATCGCTTAGTTTGCCGTTACAGTTCGTTAAGGATGGAGCGCAGATACTAAAGATTGCATTTGATAAATATGGCATCGAAGCAGGCGTAAGGTTAGAGGTTGAACAGCGTAAATCATTATGGGACTACGAAACCATATTCAGATCAGACCTTGACTTTAGTAAATATAATCCGGTTGGCAAAGCAGTAAACATCATGCTTTTGGAAACTGGCATAGGCAAAGATATAAAGGCTAAAGAGGGTATTGTATATGAATTTGATCTGGTTGGACCTGATGTTGTAAATATCGTATTGCCAGGCGTTCAGTTTAAAGAGGAAAGTATCTGGATAACAAAATATGTAGACACAACTTCACTCAACAGTGCAAAGCGTTTCGTAATTGGTACAGACTTAACTACAAACGGTTTTGGATCTGGTTTTCTTTCTGCTGTAAATACAGCTCAGAGAAATGCTGCTGATACAGATAACTTTGGAGGTGATTATTTCGTTAGATGTGATAGGGTGGGGGGACAAACAGTAAGGATTAGAGGCAGAATGCAGGGATTTATATACCCAAGACTTGTGGGCTTTAGCCGTATTTGCGAACTTTTAATTTGCTCAACTTTAGGCGTAGGATATAATCCTGTTAAACAATTATTTGTAGGTACAAGCCAAACTACAACGCCATTAATATTTGATGTATCATTCGATTTTACATACGCGATGAAACAGGGCGAAGGACTTTATATCTATTCAAGGTCAGATCAATCGCCCAGTATTCCCTATCTAAGTGTTTCAGAGGGAGAAGTTAGGGTTAGCTACGCAAGCGTTAGCGATCCGTCCAACTGTAAAGGTATACGATCATTTGATCTGATGAGGCGTGCATTGACAAGGGTTAGCCCATCAACCGTATTCGATAGCGTATTTTTAAAGACAATCCGTAAAGACCTAATTTTTACATCTGGTTCTGCAGTCCGTGAAATAGCTGATGCAAAGATTAAGATTTCATTGAAGGATTTATACCAATGTTTCTACGCGATAAACGATGTTGGATTGGGTACTGATAGCGGTAAATTCAAATTAGAAGAAACCTATTCTTTTTTCCGAAATATCCAGATTATGGATGTTGGAAGTATAAAAGACTTTTCTCAAGATAATGCTGAAGAACTTTTGGGCAATTCATTGAAGATTGGGTATGATGATGGTAATACGGATGCTTATGATGGCCGTGAGGAATACAATAGCGGACAGGTTTGGGGTTTACCAATTACGGCCTTACAGAAAGAGATCAATATGGTTAGTCCGGTTCGTGCCGATCAATACGGCATCGAGCAGCTAAGGGTTCAATTCAATATCAGTAAAACAGCTACTTCAGATAATAAAAGTGATAACGATACGTTTATGATCGATTGCAACCCGATTAATGGAGATGGTAATTTTACGCCAATATTGGGAATTCAGTTATCAGGCGTTACGGGGTTAACTTTTCCGTTGTCTGCATACAACCTTTTACTTTCTCCTAAGCATAATCTATTAAACCATTCAGGCTTTTTCCGTTCGATATTGGACAGGTTAAATCCCCGCTTCATTGAATTTGGAAGCGCAGAAAAGAACGCAAATATAGTAGTTGTCAATAATGGTCAGGTTGTAGATGAGGATAAACCGATACGTGTTTCTGATTTAACTGGTAAATATTTTCAACCTTACATTTTCAATATTACCTGCAAACTACCACGAAACGCAATGCAGTTGATAGATAGCAATCCATTCGGTTACGTAACATTTGAATACAATGGAACGATTGCAAGCGGTTATATTTTGGAATTACCAGTTGATTTGGCGGGAAATACAGAACAGACTTTGAAATTGTTGGCAACTGATTTTAGTTTATTGCCGTAAAAAAGCCGACCATAAATTAATATGTATCGGCTTTAATCCAGAATAGTAAACTCAACTAAACTATTTGGAATGGCTCACAACTTTCTTCGCATCCGTCTTGTTCATCTAATTCAATATCAAATAAACTCATTGTAGATTTTATAGGTTCAACCCATTTATCAAAAGGCTCTTTGCTTTCTTCTATCAAATCGTTAATGCTTTCATTTTCCCTAAAAAACATTATTCCCTCTTTTGGAAAACTAGAAATATCTCTACCTTTTTTCTGAAAAAATCTGTACTTATTTTCCATTTCCTTAATCCATTCAACAGAATTTGGATCAGTAATTATTTGGGTTAAAAGTTTTCGTTTTGATTTTTTATAGCATAATCTGCAATTTCCCTCAAATTCTAACAACCCTAATTTGAATTTTTGTTTAGACCAGAAGTTTTTAATATCTGCTTTTACAATTCCCCACTCAAATAAAGGATACCATTGCTTAGATTTTTTAGCATTGATCAAATTTACTCTTTTTGGTTCATCGGCGCGATATCCTATTATTGTTATAAAATCATCCCACCCAATAGATTTAGCAAAACTGTCAATTGGTGCTTTTTTACCCTCTCTCGTACAATGGATATAAATTTTATTAGGTATCCCGTATTTTGAAATTATACCCTCGAAAACCGACCCGTCCCTCTTGCACGTTTGATAAGTCACTAATTTATGTTTAGTACCGACCCGTCCCTCTTGCACGTTTGATAAGTCACTAATTTATGTTTAGTACCGACCCGTCCCTCTTGCACGTTTGATAAGTCACTAATTTATGTTTAGTACCGACCCGTCCCTCTTGCACGTTTGCCTCTACCCAAACGCAAGATATTCCCCAATAAACTTTTAAGTTGTAAACAAATTTTAAGGTTCGGTTATCCTCTCTTGACATGTTTGCGAAAACAAATATAACCTCCATTTCATCGTTTACATACTTGGTGTAAAGAGGTTTTCCTTTGCTATTAAAAACTAATACGGGCTTAAGATTATTTCTGTCTTTAATCAGCTTTGCCATTGTGGCCGATGTTTCACCTCCAGACGTGGAGCATAAATATTTCTGTTTCATTTTTAAGTTGAGTTTAAATGAACTGCAATCTACAAAATATATTTTTTATCCTTTGTAATATTTTCTTTACCTTGCGTACATGATAATGACACCCGCATTGCTATTGCCGTTATGCTTTGTTGATACAGCAAATATTAACAATGGATTTGACGGTAATTTTGCAGGGGCGCAGTTAGAGGATTGGCAGACTAAACAATGCTACTTCCAAAAATGGCAACTGTCAGACACACTTAAGCTTCAATTAATTGCAGAAGCACCGGTAAATGATCTGGTTATCTACAATCTAGATCAGTCAATTGCCGATACCGTTCCATGGGTTTTAAGTGCAATTACGCTTCCAGACTATCCAACATATGGAATTTACGAGATATCATATCCTTTCACTACATTAGGTGTTGGTAGGTTCGTAATCCAACAGGATCAATTTGAAGCAGAAGCAATTGATGTAGCCGATGAATGGCCTAATACGGTTTTATTTACCTACAAAAATTCTACAAATGATTATTCAGTTGTTTTCGATACAGGATTTGAATTTAATTACCGTGTTGAGGGATGGATTGGCGATTATAAGCCAAAGAACGATAGGGATGTTTACAATGATCAGATACGAAACCTAACCCAACTTAATTCTATTGCATACCGTCAATTCTCTTTGAAGATTGGCTACAAATGGGGAGTTCCAAATAAGTTTCTTGATAAGGTAAACATAATTACCCAATGTGATCAGATTTCAATCGATGGAGTGCCTTATCAACCGATACAGGATTCTGAATTTGAAGTAGAAAACAATACCGATAATAATTTTATTGGTGGCTCGATAGATATAGAACCCGTTACCAATAATTTTCTTAGATTTGTAACAGCAGGGAATTTACCCAATCAGACTTATACACCTAATCAAGTGGTTACACCTTATTTAAATTCGGGAGCAGATTTTAATGTAACAGGTTTGTTTACCTTTAATTCTTTGCTCGAAGCGATTGCGATTTATCGAATATCAAACAACCCAATTACGCTTAATTTTGGAACAACGCCAAACGGTAGCGAAATTGGAACTATTGTACTTAACCAAACGGCCAACTCATTACAGTTAAATTGGCTGTTTCTTACATCTACAACTGTTTATATTTCGGGTATTCAATCAGGAGATAATGTTTCTATCTGGTTAATCTGGAAACAGCTTGACGCTTTGCCGATTCCAATTAGTGGTGGTGGAGGTGCATCAACAGAATTAGGTGCTGGAGCTATCATAAATTGGCTTGAACCAAGTCCAGGCGATTTCCTACTGAACTGGGATATGTCAACTGGTTTAGGTAAGGCTAATACAAAATGGACTAAGTGGTGTATTCTTGGTACTAATGGAACTATAGACGCTGATAATGCTTATTTCCAACAGATTAAAACAGCAGATATCATTTCAAACTACGCTACTTTAGGAACTATCATTGGCACAAACCAAAAGCTGATACCTAGATCGGCGTTACCTGCTGAAGCCTTGTTTACGATGAGTGCTGATGTTAACGCAAGTCCGGGTGATACAGTTGCTTCAAACACAAGGGTTGCAAGGGCAGGAACAGGTGGTGGAGATTTAGCTTATGAGGCAAGAAAAGGCGCAAGTGCAGCAACATTAGGGAAAACAGATAACATGGGAGACGGTGATCTTTTCGATGTTACACCTAAATCAGTTATTTCACTTTACATATTTAAATTGGTTGACTAATGGCAATACGTGAAGCGATATATGATCTGATACGTATTACCGTACTAAGGGCAATCGGAGGCGGTTTTATAAGTGTAGAAGATGAAATAAGGTATAATAGCGCAAGAAGTTTTACAGATCCACAAAGTATTCCGGATCTTGCAACCGTAATGGCTATTGTTGGCGGTGGACTAGGCCAACAATTTACTGAAAACGATTTGATACTTGATGGTTTTGGCGGTGCTTATCTGCCATTTTCATTAAGCGCAGGACGGATATTATTACCAGTGCGTATCGATTACGCTTCATCTAGCGAACAGATAAATGCCAATTATGACTTTGCAAATAGCAACATTACAGGCTTTTTAAACCCAAATGATCCTGGCGCATTACCATCGATGAACATTACGGTTTATACGATGGGCACTTACATTGCACCAATACCTACACCACCAGCTCCAGTATTTAGCTTACAACCAACAACCCCATTAACAATAGTCGAAGGATATACAATGACCTTATCGGCTACCGCAAGTGATACTACCAGTTATCAGTGGTATAAAAATGGAGTTGCTATTTCAGGAGAAACAACATCTACGTTAACAATCGCTAATTTTGGATCAACAGATGCGGGGACATACAAGGTTACTGCGATTGGTGCAGGTGGTTCAACAGACAGTACAAACTCGGTAGTGATCTATGATGTTGGGGTAATTATACAGAACTTAACAGGGTTGAAAACAGATTATACATCAGCTTCAAATGCAGTAGTTTCATTGGATATTGATTTTGGTAGCGGATCTAATATTTTAATCTATGGTCAGTCGTTAAGAATGCCTACATCTACTTTACTTGTAAACATCATACAGTCTGGATCAAATACACTACCATTATTGGATGGAGTAGATTTTGCATATGCCCCTTTAATGCCGGGTCCAAATGACAACCCATACGCAAGGCCAATTGGTGGCTATGTTTCTCCTTTAAGAATATTTAATAATTCATAAAATATGAAATTAAAATTATTATCGTTATTGTTGCTTTCTTCTATAGGTGTTAGCGCACAAACTTTTGTAACTTTTGGCAATGGTTCCCTACAGCGTAAGATCGTTGGAACTGATACCTCTTACCGTTCACCCGGAACAGTTGCCGGAATTTATCTTTATTCTCGTTCTGAATGGTGGATTAGAAATAATTTAGCTTTAGCTACAGATGGGCAGGTTTCAGGACTTACTCCTTCATTGGTTGGCGATGACCTCACAATAAGTTCTGGTTCATATAGAAAAAATTCTGTTATCTATACAAAAAGTACTTCTACCGTGTTCAATAATATTCCATTGAGCGGAACTGGCAAACAACGTTACATTGTAGTAGTGGGAAACACATCAAGTGTAATAGATACGGTAGGTGGTGCTCAATCAGCTATTGCGATAATGCCTTCGATATCTGGTACACAGGTGGCAATAGCAACTTTATTGGTTGGCGAATCCTCCATCTTTCCACCGGTACCAGATTTGAGCGGTTATGTGCCGTATTCAAATTATAATCTGCAGACGGCTACTAATGGGGGGAACAGCACAGATAAGAATATTGCTATAAGTACAGTTAATTCTTTTCCTACGATGGGTATAACAAATAGCGGAACAATTGGATTTCCGCTAGTGTCTTTATCAGACGGTAGATCGGGGGGAATTAACTGGAATATTGAAAATGGAAGAACCATAGGAAAGTTGGGATTTTATTCAGGAGGTGAAAGCGTTGTAAGTTTTTCAGCAAATGGAGACGTTGATATTGCTGCGGGCGCACAATACAAGATTAACGGAGTTCCGATCGGGGGAGGTGGAGGAAGCGGAACAGTTACCAGTGTTTCTAGCGCCAATGGCGATATAAGTGTGGCTACGGGAACAACAACCCCCGTACTGACGTTGAACAGTGGATCTGGCGCTAACCAGATTGTTAAAAGAAACGGCTCTGGAGTAATACCAGATGTAGCAAGTGGTCAGACAATAGGTGCAAACACTACTGGAAACTCGGCTACGTCTACAGTTTCGGATGCGCTAAAGATATTTGGTGGTTCCCCAGAGACTATCCTAGCGACCAATATGGGCTCTTCTAATGCATTATTGAATGCAACAGGGGGAAAGGTTGTAGATATTACGGGGAATGCAGCAACGGTCACTAATGGCGTGTATACATCTGACTTGGCATTAAAGGCCAACATCGCATCTCCTACATTCACTGGAACCCCTACAGCTCCGACTCCATCTGCCATAGATAATTCCACAAATTTGGCAACAACGGCATACGTACAGGCTAAAGACGCTCTGGTTGTACATACAACGGGTAACGAGACTATAGCAGGGGTTAAGACATTTTCAAGCAACCCTATCCTAAGTGCATTGGCAGGCGGAGGCAATAGAGGTTTAACTACAGATAATTCGGGCAATATAGGAGGCGTTACAATTGTAGATAGGCTTTCTGAGGGATATCTGTCAAAGACGGCAAACTATACGGTTCTCGCATCTGATTTTGGATCTAATGGATGGCTTACATTAGATGTTGATGCAACAGCAGGGAATGTAACCATAACGTTGCCTAACTTGGCAAACATGAATGGACTTAACTTAAAAATAGTTCGTGTTGATGGAAGTGGGAATACGGTTACAATCAGTGGGGCTGTGAATATAAACGGATCATCAACAGCTTCTTTGACATCACAATGGGGGTGGACTACAATATCGGCAGGCGCAACAACATATAGAGCAATAAACTAATGAAAAAGATATTATTATATTTACTATTTCTATTTCCTTTAACCTCTGTGGCACAGCTACAGGGGGGAATCAAATTTGTTGGCAGTACGGTAGTTTACACAGCAGATCAGGATGCAAAGAACCTGATAAATGCAATGAATGAAGATCCTTCGGGTAGGTTGACCTCTACGGAAATGTATGCTATTGTATATGCCATTTCAAATCTTAAAGCAATAGATGTATGGAACGACTGTGCAGCCATATACCTTTTTATCGGTGGAACGGCATTCAAGCACAAGTTCAATGCAAAAGATCCAAGGGATCTGGACGTTGCGTATAGGCTTTCTTTTTTGGGAGGTGGCTTTGTCCATTCTACAACGGGAATAAAGCCCAATGGTTCGTCAAGCTATGCCAATACATTCTATAATACCGATTCAATAGATCCTACCAGCTTTTCTATGAGCTACTATAGTAGGACTAATATTTCGGAGGCTGGTTTGGAGATGGGTGCCTATGACCCCGCAAACGCATCTACAAGAAGAATAGCTATGTATTATGGGTTTGTGAGCGGTTTACTGATTTCAAACCTGTACAATACTACGAATTTTGATGGATATGTTGCAGGTCCTATAGCGGAAACAACTGGACTTGCTTTATCGGCTAGGATAAGTAACAATCATTCGGTATATCACAGGGGGGTAAAACTCAGCGAAAGCAATGGCAGTAGTTATAATTCCCCTCCTTCCAATCAGGAATTTCTATTTTTCCAGTTTTCAGGGCTGTTCACTAGCAAGGAATGTGCATTCGCCCACATAGGCTATGGATTGACAGAGACGAAAGTAGTGAACATGACTAGGGTAATAAATGGATATGAAAGTATTTTAAATCGCAACATAAATTAAAAACATAATGAAAAAACTCTATTTACTCCTATTATTTTCAATCGGTTATTCCGCATTTTCCCAAGACAGGATTACCACCTACAATCCCTCTACTGGTAATGTAAAATACAGCGAACTCAGTGCATTTGCAAGTTCAACGGTAGTTTACCAAACCTCTGGCACCTCAGCAACCTTATCAAATGTAGGGAGATACATTCCCCAAAACGCATCACTAACGGTGTATACGCTACCAAATACGGCTAACGTAGGAGATGTTATTTTCATTAACGGAAAGGGAGCAGGAGGTTGGAAGATAGCCCAATCAACAGGGCAGCAGATCCACGCAGCAACAGATACCACAATTGGTTCCAGTGGCTTCATAGCTAGCACGGCAAGATATAACTGTGTCGTTCTGGTGTGTATAGTTGCAAATACTGAATTTGTATTACAGTCGAGCCAAGGCTCAATCACGGTAAACTAAAAAAACGTAAACTTGGGGAGCAGATATTCCCCTAAAATTTAGCATTATGAAGAAAACTTTACTTTTATTAATATTGACAGTTATTTCAATCTGTTCATTCTCTCAAACAAGATCGATCAGCTCAGTGGGAAAGATAAGGTCACTATCGCCAGGTATCACATTAGCAAACCTAACCACCGAAAGCATAATCTTATCCGATACAATCAAGGCAAATACTATGTCAACATACAAAGAGGTAGCATTTAGGATTGATGCTTCGATAACCTCTTTATTGGTTACGCCAAATGTTACAATAAGGGTTAGATTCGGTAATCAAGTTGTTACTTTGGTCAGCAATGTTGGAATTACGATCAGCCAAACTAATTCTCCTTTCATTATCGATGGCACAATCACAAACAATGGGGCTAACAATTCACAGATTGTAGCCTGCCAGATTACGCAGAACAACGCTACTGCAGGTCTTTCTCTGAGTTCGCCCATATCCTTGGTGAGGGGAGCTATATCAACCAATACTGCTATAGACAACCTGCTTAGCGTTACTGTTCAGTTTGGCAGTGCGGTAACTTCAACCTCAATGGTGATAGATAAATGGTGGGTTAAATCAGATTTGTAAAATAAATTATTAATTTAGTGCCGTAGTCGTAAATGTTTACGGCACTTTTTATTTTAATATCATGGTAAAAGTTTTACTAAGAAAAAGAATTATTGACGATGCTGGTATTATAAAGCATCAGATCTATTGCACAAAGGCAATGAAAAAGAACGGGATGAACGAAAGTCTGGAAATTGGATGGAACGATGAAAATCCTGATCAGCAATGTAGCGAAAGCAACCCTTGTCCGCCAATCCCTGGTGGTATCAATGAGTGCAGTGCCGGCCGATGTGTTTTCATACCAACACGATGAGAACTGCATTGCTAATTTATTGGATATGGCATTTGACAACAATGAGCCTAGGTAAGCTTTACATTACCGATTCGATTGTGATCTCAAATCTGATAACTCATTTTAGCTATGCCAGTATATGGTTCATCTGTATCTATGCAATGGCAACAATGTATGTGATGCAGGAGAAGATAAACCATAGGGTTTTATGGTGGTTTATTTCATCACTTATCGTAAGGGCGGTAGTTTTTCATTTACAGATAATTGCAAGCCAGACATTCTACAATATTATCATCATTTACGGATTTGGTTTATTTGTGTTTTTATTGTTGGAAAAATCTTTTGCAAAACTTATGAAAATAATGGGTGCATAATTATTATCTTTAACAAAAAATGATTTATTTGAAGAAACCTTTACAATTGGGAGTTGTTATTCTAGTGGCAACCTAAACAATCCGATATGATTATTAGCATGGATATCAAGCAAAACACGTTCACACTAGTTGACGTAGTAAAGATAGTAGCAGCTTTCGTTTTTGGAGCTATTGCATGGGCAACATTAAGTATCGCCGTATCAAATACACGTGATGATGTTTCAGAGATTAGAGGTACTCAAATAGAAAACACAAAGAAACAGGATATCCGGTGGGAAACTTTGGGTGTTGAGCTTAACCACATTCGACAGGAACAAAATCAGATCAGAATTGAGCAAGTAATAATGAAAGAGCAAATTAAATCTTTACAAGGTAAGTAATATATCATCATTGTTACATACAAGATATTACATTAAGTATTACATTTGATCATACTTAAACAATAAAAATTATGGCACTTTCAGAAAGATCGGCAAAAATCATATCATATTTAGTAGTTGGATTAACTATGGCAATTACTATTGGTTTTTTAATCTACGGATTACACACGGCAATATAAAAACACTTTTCATGGGGTAAGTTTGGTTAGTCCGTTGCAGAAATGTAGCGGACTTTTTTAATGTATTATAAATATTACAATTGAAAGTAAAAATCTTTACTATATTTGTGATGCTTAACGGTTCGTCTGAACTCAAATCAGATATTTGAAAATCCCGCTTGTTTATTCGAGTGGGATTTCTTATTTTAGCATTATTAAAATAGCAGCTCCACTTACAGAATACTGCATGACCGTTAAGCAAGTCAAACAAAAATTCGGGAAGTTTTTATTATCGGGTTGTTAGAACAAATCCATGCAATGATTTTAAAATGCGTCAACATGGTCGGGATATCCAGAAATGGATTAACAAAACAACTTACCTCCAATCTGCAAGGGCAGGCACCGTGGGAATTGATAATTTAGGCTGAGGTTAACAGGCTTTTAAATACTATCTTAATTGATAGCTGTTAATAAAATGGATATATCCCGTATAAGCATTGCTATGATTAATTAAAAGTATTTGTATATTTGAATATGGATCAGCTAAGAAACAATTTGATTGAGGATAAAAAGGTACGCGTAGTTGCGCTTGTTATTATCCTTATTTGTTTATTCATGATTGAAACAGCGATCGAATTTAAATATTTTATGTGATGGCAGTATTAGGCGAAAACAGTAAAGCTAAATTAAAAGGAGTACACCCGAATTTAGTTAAGGTTATCGAAGAAGCTATTAAAGATACACCTATTGATTTTAGTGTTATTAGTGGTGTACGTACTACGGCAGAACAAAAAGCGTTATATGCTCAAGGTAGAACAACTAAGGGGGCAATCGTGACCAATGCAGACGGCGTGAAGGCGAAATCTAATCATCAAATTAAAGCAGATGGTTTCGGTCATGCGATTGATTTTTGCCCTTATGTAAACGGTCAATTGGATTGGAATACCGAAAGTAACTTTAGAACGATTGCAAATCATATCCTATCAACTGCAAAGACTTTAGGAATTAAAGTTGAATGGGGGGGAGTTTGGCGTTTCAAAGACCTTCCTCATATACAATTAGTGGGGTAGTTTTTTTGATGCCCCACTAATTATTCGTATATTTATGGTTATGGATTTAACTGTAAAGTTTCAAAAATGTAGTATGTGTTTGTTAGAAAAAGAGCTTTTACATATAAATTTTTACAAAGATAAAAGTAGGGCTTCTGGATTTATGTACACATGTAGGTCTTGTGAAAACAATAGAAGTAGATTAAGAAATTTTAATAATCCGAGACCAAGTAGATATAGGCTTTTTACAGAAGAGGAAAAATTAAAGCATTATAAAAATGGTAAGCTTTATTGTTCAACCCCAAAAGGAAGAGCAATACAATTAGCTAGTGCTTATAGAAAATTTGATCAGAAAAGAGGCTTTGAAAATGATATGACTTGGGTTCATATTTTAGAAGTTTTTAAATCAAATTGTTTTTATTGTGGGTATACGCCTACTGGTTTTGATAGAATATTAAATACAAAAGGGCATACTGTAGATAATTGTGTTCCTTGTTGTAAAGATTGTAATGTAGCGAGAATGGATAATTTTACTCATGAAGAAATGATTATAATAGGGAAAGTAATGAAGGAAATTAAAGATGCCAGAAAAAGTAAGGATTTACCACACATACAATTAGTATAATGGCAGAAGAAGTAAAACACGACCTCGACCAGAGAACACGAAGCGGAATAGCTTACATTTCAATCATAGCCGTTTGGATATTGATCGGGTATATAATCGTAAGGTTTGGCGATAAGACCGAAATACTTACTTTGATCATTGGGTTTATATCTGGATCGGCAAGTACTATTTTAGCACTATACTTTGGGGGTGTTCTTAATGCCAAGCCAAAGCCTCCACTATTACCGGGATCTACTACTGCAGAAGTTAACATAACAGCAAACACCACAACAGATGAAAGTAAATAAACCGTACAGACCAAACGAGGACAAAGTTGATAATGGTGTATGGATATTGGTTGGTATTGCATTAATAATTATCGTTATGTGTGGTATCGCCTGTTATATGATAGCTAGACAATCTTAAAATAATTATATGAGAAAAAGAAGACGTCGTATCGATCTGCTCGAGGAATTTATCGCTAGCAAACTAAAACGCTACATTGGAGCTTTACTTGCCGGATTGGTAGCTAAGGCAATCAACAGATTTGCAAAGGATCTGGCAAAGGATTTGTTTAAGCACTTTGGTCTCCAGGAAGAGGAACTAATGTACGAAGATGAGTTTGATCTAGGAATTTAATTAAAAAACCCGTAACTAAATGATGCGGGTTTTTGTTTTTATAGTTCTTTGCTAAAAAATCCTAGATATGAAATCCATTTGTATTTGACCTTATAAGGAACATCATTTAAAATCTTATATTTTTGTAGCCAAATCAAGGCTTTAGTCCCTTTTGGTCTCCAAGTATTAACTACCATTGGAAACCATGCAAAATGTTCTGTTTGTGTGTGATCTGCATTATAGTAGGTGCTTAGTTGCTGAAATACTGCTGATATCAATCATTTCACCAGTTTCATCCTCTACTTCATAATCTAAATCAATATCTTCTCCTTTATGCTTATCGATAAACATCTTACAGGCCTCTTCAATCGTTTCTGCATTAAAACTTTCAGTTTCTCTAATTCGATATAAAAATTCAAATCTTTTCATAATATTCTTTAGTTAGGTAAGGTTAATTGGTGTTTCTAAAATTGATTGTTAAAATGTTCCCATACCCATGCCTCCAAATGAAGGGCTAGTATTAAGGTTGTGTTTGTCTTTAAACATCTGCAAATGCTTATTATAAATCTTTAGGCAACTCTTACAGGTTATTTCTTTTGGTTTATCTGTCATTGGGCTTTCAGTATATTCTAAACCACAAGATGTTTTGCTCCAATGATCTTGATTATCGCTTTCGTTTGCTCTTTGGCAACTTCCGTAATGTGTTTTCATACTTCAATTTTTAGTTTGGTCAAGAACCATGCAAATGATAATACCATGATTGTTAATGCGGATAGGAGGAATAGGATCATGGCTTAATATCGTTATCAATTAAACTATTAACATATTGGCTAAAGCTCATGTACTTGGTACGTAGCTTAAATGTTTCGTTTTCCTGAGTTAATCCAGAAACCATAACGTTCATTTGTTTTTGTTTAGGATCTTTTTTGATTGTAGGACGGCCTACTGATTTTTCTTTTTTCATGTTATTTTAATGAAAATATTAATGTTACTTCTTGACTTTCGGAGTGCCAAATGTCGGATAGGCAAACTATTTCTTTGTGATATCTTAATACGTGATCAATTATTTCAACGCACTCACCTAAATTATAGGTTACAACACGAATATCGTTGTCGAATATTTTAGATTCATCAATGATACATAGATTAAAAATATCGTTAATATCTTGGTTTACTTCTTTTAATTTATTATTAATCATTTTTTATTTTTATAGAAACAATATACCCGATGCAAAGAAAACCAAAAGCTATAATAATAGCTAGTTTTCCTCTAAATGGAAAGTTATTACCTTCTGTAATCCAACATAGAAACCCTAAAATTATAAATGTAGTAGTTATATAAATAAGGCTATAAACTTTATTTCTCATTACAAGCTATCTAAAAATTCAATAAATGTATCTCTATCGTATTTGGTAGATATTGCTAACTTGTCTCCAAGACGCTCAAAGTTTTGTTTGATACTTATTAACTTTAATTCTCTTGCTTCTGTGTAGTTGATTAAAATGGTTTTCATAATTTTTTTCGTTTTGCTTATTCAAATATACAACTAATATTTATAATACCAAATAATAATTGAAAATAATTTATTTTTATTTTTTTGTATTTTTAATTTGCATATATCAAACTAACTCCGTAATATTGCTTCATCAAATAACAACAACATGAAAAATTCGCGCACTAACCAAATCGATTTCGACTACAATGCCGAGATAAGAGGTAAAGTCCAGTACTTTGACTTTAATGGTAATTTAGTAATTGAATATCCGATGATTGAATTGCATCTTTGGTTATCTAAAGAAGAATACCCACTTGATAATAGATACCTAGATGATAACTGGGTTAAACTTTCAACAGAGTTCTACAACTTTAAAAACCCATCCAAACACATAGCTAAAAATACACAGCAAGAAACTAATAGAGATTTGAAATAATGAATTATCCATTTGCAAAACAAGGAATTTATAATATTCAAGAAATTAAACCAAATAAAATGGAAACTAAAACATGGTACTACGCTCAATACGAGCTAAACAAATTCCCGATGTTCAGCAGTTGCTTTGAAACATTGGCAGAGGTTGAAAAAGACGTTAAGCCTTATTTATCCGTTATGGAAAATCTGGAATACAAGAAACGTGAAGTAGTGATAGGAGAGGTTGAAAATGACTAATCCAAACGAACCAATAACTACAGTATGTAGCGAAGTACTAGGCCAAACTATTTATCAAGGATTGAGCATTAGAGAACACATGGCTATTGAATTTACAAAAGCAATGGTTTCGTTTGGAGGAACAATGAATGGTCACGATGTAGAAACAACAGTTAGGCGTGGAATTGCAATAGCTGATGAACTAATTAAACAACTGAACAATGAAAAATAACCCATTCGCCAATCGTTTCAAAGAACAGCCTAAGCCGGTAGAGGTTAAGCCAGAAGTTCACAACATATTGCTAGATCGGGTATTCATCGCGCTTTGTGTTTTTTTATTACTGCTTGCTATTTGGGTAGGCGTTAAACCTTTGTTTGTATGATCAACTATATACCATTAACACTTAAATCAAGGTTTAAGGATATTAAAAAAGGTGATATTCTTATTGTAGAATTTGAAAGGGAATACTACCCATTAAAAGGGTTGCTTCACTCGTTTGTATTACCTGAACAGAATTACCTTGAAAAAGGAGAAGTTATTTTGCAGAAAAAAGGAAATGTATATTTCAATTACGAAATGTTTCTTAAGGATAGTTCAATAGTTAAAAATGTAATGCACGTATTTTTATGACTTGGCAATCACAAAAAGCATACTTCGACCGTAGAAAGTCTAGGGCGAAACAAGATGTTTACGCTTACATATTCCTGCTTGTTATGGGGATATTGGCAGTGGTTTACCTAACCTAATTGTTACAAAACTACCGGTTAACAACCCGTATATTTACACTAGAAGTTTAGTAGCGCACACTACAATAATAACTTAAAAACATTGGGGCTAGATTGGTTGTGCGACCTTTCGAAACCCATTTTTATTTTTATGAGCAGAGAGATTAAGTTTAGAGTTTGGGAAAAGGGAACGAAAAATCTATTGGGATATGAAAATTTTAATACTCCATTTAACAACGGATATTTCTACGTTGATTTATCCGAACTGAATAATAATCAAGATGAGGGAGAATTAGTTTGTCATTCCGAATTTCATAATCCTCCGATGTTAAAGCCTAAAGGCTTAAATCAATTATTCAGAGAACAGTTTATAGGATTAAACGATAAGAGCGGAAGGCAAATTTACGAAGGGGATATTTTAGAGTGTAAAAATTGGGAGCCTCAAAAATATAAGATAGAATTTATAGAAGGGGCTTTTTGCCTTACGAATCCTTTGGTAAGTATGCCAACTGATGTAACATTTCTTGAAGACAGCACAGGAAAACATTTTGAAATAATCGGAAACATTCACCAAAACCCTGAACTTCTAACCCAACATTAACCGATAACAACATAAGATTATGAGTACAGCATTAAGCATAAACAACTCGCTTCCGACTATTCAAGAGCTTTACAAAAATACTGAGCTTGCGATTAACCAGGAAGCATTTAACCACTACCTAAACCAACAACCTCCATCGGCATGGGTTAAAGTACATCCCTTCATTAGCGGTTACAGATACCTTCCCATTGATAAGGTAGAGTTTCTTTTGAGGAAGTTCTTTAAATCATATAAAATTGAGGTAGTAAAAACTGGAATGCTTTTAAACAGCGTTGAGGTTACAGTTCGTGTTCACTATTTGGATCCAATTACTGAGCAATGGATGTACCATGATGGTGTAGGAGCGGAAGAATTGCAGACTAAAAAAGATAGCGGTAATCTGCAAATTGATATGAGCAACATCAACAAGGGAGCTGTTAAGATGGCTTTGCCTATTGCCAAAACAATTGCAATAAAAGATGCTTGTGATCATTTCGGAGAAATATTTGGCTCATCGCTTAACCGGAAAGATGTTTACGCCTTCTCTGTAGATGAAAAGCTGACCGATGTAGCTAAGGCCAAAGAAGAAAAAAGAGTTGAAAAGCTAATTGAAAAAGCCACAACGATTGAAGAAATGGATCAACTTGAACAACATTGTTTAACCGAAAACACTAAAACACTATGGCAAGCAAAACACTTACTCCTAGAGAAATAGCTGATAGTTTCAAAATCCGTTGCTCATCCATTATCGATATAATGGCCGAAATGGGATTGACAGAAAAGCAGGAAGCAGAATTAAATGAACTTACCAACAGGTTTAACGGAATAGGTAAACCACTGACCGATGTTCAGAATAAAAAACGTTTAGAACTATTCGAAAAGTCAAAAATTGTTGAGCTTCCGGTTGGTGCAAAAACATATTGTAAGCAGTGGTTGAAGAATTTTAAATACGGCCGGCGCAAGGAACTCAAAAACAAATATGTTATCAAGGGCAATGAGGTTGAAGAAGATGGCTTTACGCTCATGGCTACCGAACTTAAACTCGGAATGGTGTACAAGAATACCGAACGAAAATCAAACGCTTACATCGAGGGAGAATGCGATTTACATGTTGAACGATTGGATAGTGTTTACGATAATAAAGCTTCCTATGACCTCGATACCTTCCCTATGTATGAAGATGTTTTTGATAAAAGGTATTGGTGGCAGTTACAGGGTTACGGTTGTTTGTGGTCAGCTAAAAACCTGGTCCTTTGCCATACTTTAAATGATGCTACTGATCGCATGGTAGAAGATGCTACACGTTGGAAAGATGACCACGAAGAAAAGTATAAAATAGCTGAGCAGATTGTTTTCACCCAAGCTCAATTCGAACACTGTAAATTAGCGATGTTCAGTGATTCAACATTAGACACATTTATTCCTATTCCAGATGAGGAGAGGATTAAAACGTTTAGATTTGATTACGATCCTAAGCAGATTGAAAAGGTTAAGGACAGGGTTTTGATGTGCAGAGAATACATTTATCAACTTTTAACCAATTAATTATGACCTCAGAAGAAATAAAAGCATTCTTGCTTACCATCCGGCCAGAGAAATTCGAGACTCCCAAAGCATTGTTGGACTATATTAACGAAACGATAAAATGAAAGCAGGAAAAGACAGTTTAGTTTACATCCAAAAGAATTGGCTAAAACAGACCGATCAAGAAATGGGTGAAGCTTTAGGGCTTCAGGTAAACACGATTTACAACTACAGGCATTTTCTAAAGCTATCCAGGATCAAGAAAAAGACACTCGATAAAAAATTGGTTGCATTTGTTCTGGAGCGTTATGTGAACCGAACGCCGTTAAAAATAATCGCCCAAAGATTGGGTATATCTGGTTTCCAGGTAGGCAAAATTTTATCCGCTCATTACTTTACCAAAAAACGTTCATACGATACGGTTACGTTGGTACTAGACAGCAAAATTAACTATGACTGATGGAATACACCAGCGGGAATATTACGTTGCCCTAGTCTACCGTAAATTAGGTATGCACGATCAGCTAAAACAACGATGGGAGCGTATCGGTTACAAGCCAAAAGAAATACAGTTAAAATTATTTTAAATTAAATTTCATTATACAAAAGTTAAATCGTAAATTTACACTATGGAAG